ATCTAAAAGCATAGTACCTGTAGGTTGTGCATACAGGCTTAGTTTGTACATAGTCTTACGTATCTGTGGATCTGTAATTGGCATAAATGGAGATTCATATATTGACTCTATAGGACTACCATCAAAAGAATTACCTGAATCCATCTTGTAACAGAAGCCATCATCGTTGCCAAACATAATAGTTTCTTGTGCGCCTGAGTATGTACTATCTGCTACGTTTACTTTTAATCCTTTAGTTCTTGACCAAGCTATACCACTACCACCTTGAGCCACGAACTTAGTTGCTATTAAACCTGCAGCACTAGCTGCTTGTACAGAGGGTATATATGCAAAGAGTCTATACTGAGATTTACCTCTAACTAATACAGAACAAAATACATCTGTCTGCGATATAAACTCATTAGCATCTTTATAGATTGGGTCAGATGCAATGTCAAGAGCAAGGTCACCAATACGATCAGTAGCACTAAGTAAACGTATACCATCGGGAGATAGGTATGCTACGTCACCACCAAATTCTTGTATACTATCTGGATTAATACAACCTATTCTATCTGTTATAGGTTCTAGTTTAAAGTCAGATGAAGTACTACCTACAAGTTTTTTAATTGTGTCTGTAGTAAATATGATAAGCTGTTCACGAAAGCCTATCATACCTGTGACATCATGTCCAACATTTATTGTACCAGCGCCATTACTTGTAGCAAAATCCGTTACTGTGTTTGGTGCTGTAAAGAATATTTTACTACCTTTGGAGTAGAAAGCGTGGTTTTTAAATATTACAACATTTTCTGCGCCCTGTACATCTGAACTGTTTGATGAGGTTAAAGCTGTTATAGTATTTCCACTAGCATTAAATACAACTGGGTAACTTTTACTGTCCACAAATATTGTTTTATCTTCTTGTGTAAAGTTAAAAGAAGCGTATCTATTTTTTAATGTGTTAGTAGAAGAGCTTGTACCTATGTGTGACCATGTAGTTCCTGTGCCATGAAAGTATAATGTCTTATCAACCTGAGTAGAATGAAACGTACCAAAGGTAAGAACAGTATTGTCTGATATTGATTGTGCTGAGTCTAGTACAATGTTGTTTTGATTTGTTAGTGATGCTACTTTTACAGTGCCAGAGATACCTGTGCCTGTAACAAACATACCAGCTACTATGTTCGTAACAAAACTAAGTACAACATTGTCAGCCACAGATACTGCTGTGTCCAGTATAATACTAGTTTGGCTTGTTACAGTCTTTACTGTTACAGTACCAGTAATACCAGTACCAGTTACAACCATACCTTTAGTAATTGTTCCAAAAGCTGCACCAGTACCAGCAACACTTACCCCTGTTACTGGTCCTTCTGCTAAACCTGTACCTGCTATTGTAGCTGCTGTTATACCACCACTTCCATCTACTGCAGTTACAGTAATAGTTGCATTGTTAGCTGTGGTAGCACCATTTAACTGTGTACCCACGATAGTAATAGTTTCGTTTTGAGCAAAACCTGAACCTGCTGCAGTAATAGCTACGGTATACGCAGTACCTGTTTTAGTAACGTTAAACGTAGCACTACTACCAGATCCACTATAACCAGATTGCGTTGGGTTTGTATATGTAGCGGCACTAGAACCAACAGAAGTAACTGTGACAGTTGCGTTGTTTGCAGCAGTAGCACCACCTAAGTTTGCACCTACTACTGTTACTGTTTCATTTACTTTAAACCCTGTACCTGCTGCGTTTATTGCTGCTGTATATGTACCGTTTGTATTTGTTATATTAAACGTAGCACTTGCACCAGCAAGAGAAGAGCTTCCTGTTACTCCTGTAAATGTACGTACTCTGTCTAACGTTAGTGTAGTCTTTGAAGTAACAGCACCATTCATTATGGCTGTGGCTGTATTATTATCAAGAGCTACTGCTGTAGAATTAGACACTGCTCCGTTTACTGTAGAAGTAGCTGTCTGGTATTCTGTTACAGTGGCTGTATCCATCTTCCTAGCTGTTACAACTCTACCAGAAGATATAACCTTCATGGCAAGAACTTCACCACCGCCAGGAACTTTTGTCTCACTAAACTTACTGTATCCTTTTAGCTTACTATAACCACCTTCTCTGTCAGACTCAAAGTTCTGTAAGATAGTAGCAGAACCTATAGCATTAGTACCCTGTTGTAAGGGTGTAAGATTGGAGATCAATCCACCTTTGAACTCCATAGGAAATGTAGTCCATTGTACTGCCATTAGAAGCTAACTCTTCTGTCTCTTAGGTATGGTGTTCTATTTATGTTTATCACACGTAAATCTTTTATCTGTTTCTCAAACTTTCTAAGGGCTACGTCTGCAGCTTGTGTGTCACCTCTAAACTGAAAGGCATAATACATTGCACCGTCTACTATAGCAAATCTATACTGTTGTGGTAGCGATGGTACATCTAAAGGGTTTTCTAAATCATAACCCATTGAGTAGTATTCATATACTATAGTGTATGCTTTATCAGGTACAGGATGGCATATTAGTTCCCTGCTAGGTGTACGTACAATAAACTCAGGCACACCACGTATACTTGTATCTGTATTAAACTCATCATCAGCGTACTTCTCCAACCATTCCTCATAGACTAGTGACTTTAGTTTTACTGTTCCTGTGTTAAGACTGTTATCTCTTTTTATACGAAACGAGTTCATGTTAATTGTTTTAGCATCTACAGGATAGTAATACTTCATAGAACCTGCAGCTAGTACAAGATCGGATTGTACATGGTTCCAAGGCCACTCAAACTCTTCTTGTTGAATATGTCTGATTGCAGAGTTAACAGCGTCTTTGGCTATACTGTAGTAGCCAGTAGCTGCAGCAAAGTTTGTGGAGGTCAATGCTACCTCATTTAATCTATGGTTAACATCATTAACTAAACCAAGAAAGTCGTATGCCATTTATCTATTCCTAATTGGTAATATTACAGTACGCTCATATGTAAGACCTTGAGTAGTATTAATACGACATGTAATATTGTATCGTACATTATTTGTTCCTGCAGCAAAACGTGCAGTAGCCACGTTACCAGCAACAGTACCTGCTATAAACTGTAAGTTATTTACAATTTGAGCAGCCGATACTTGCGTCTTTGTTCCATCTGCAGCTTCTACAAAGAAAACTGCTGACGCTATAGTGTCTTCTTTTAGAAACCTAGACCAATCTACGCTGAAGTCTGCTGTTTCGTCTGGGTCTTTTTCAGGCCATTTGTAAGACATGTGCTATCCTTAATTCAATATGTATACTACGTTGTCTGTTCTTACAGGACTTATGGTTACTGTTCTGTTTTCTGCAGGAATGTATACAGTTCTATTACCTATAGTAGTTGCTGGAATTATTGTTACCGTTCTTTCCCTACTAAAGTTAAATGCAAAATCTTCGAAGGGAAAGAGTACGCCAATAGGGTCATCTAAGTTTTGTTCTAGTGTAACGTTTATATCAGGTAGTGTAAAGAATGCTAAACCTGTTATACTAGGTACTGTTTTATCTATTACAGCAGCTAAAGATGTTGGAGTATGTGTGGCTTTTCCTTGTGCTGTTAATCCTATGGGTAAACCACTAGTAGTTATAGTGTTACCCATTCCATTACCGTGTACTGTACAGTAGTATCTTAAACCTATGTTTGGCGCTCCGCTTGGTACTGCAAAAGTTACGCTTGCACCAGACTGACCAGGAGTACCACTACTTGTTACACCTGTTGTGTAACTATAGCTACCACTCTTAAACGCTAGTGGGTGACCAGAATTAGATGAGGCACTAAGATCAAATGTATATGTTGTTCCTTGTACAAGTTGTAACGTTGGTGCTGTCACTCCATTAATTTTGTATTTATTACCACCACTAGTGCTTACAACTTCTACTATAAAAGATGTGGCACTTGCTACCGTTGTTATGGTATTTCCCATACCATTGCCATGTACAGTACAGTAGTATCTTTCTGGCTGTGGTCCTGATGATGGTATTGCGTAAGTTACAGTTGCTCCTGTTTGCCCTGCTGTTCCGCTTGTTGTTACTCCTAAAGTTAATGTATTGCCAGCGCCATCTTTAAATCTAAATGGGTGTCCACTGTTAGTGTTGTCACTTACATCGAAGACGTATGTTAGTCCTCTTACCAATGTCAACTCTGCAGCTTCTACACCGTCTATGTAAAACTTGTTACCGCTTCCACTATTAGCTACAGTTACTGTGTAGTTGTGTGTATCGACAACTGATGAATCGCCAAAGACTGCAGTAGAAATAGCAGTTTGAGATGGTAGGTTCTTATTAGCTTTACCTTGTATGCTTGGTACGTTAGCTGTAAACGTTCCTAGCAGTGAAGGGTGTGTAACGTTTGCTTTACCTGTAAGTGTCAGTGCAGCTATACTTGTGGTGCTTGCTACGTTAGCAGTAGTTATATTTGCTTTTCCGTTAATGTCAAGCGCAGCGTTGGTTAGTGTAGCAGAAACTCCTGTTAATGCTGGTAGATTTACACCTCCTGAAAACTGAGGAGAGTTTAACGCAGAAC